AAAAGAACTCAAATTGTTGCTGCGTTTGAAGAACAAGTTAGAAAAGGATTTGCAATACGTTCTACAAGATTACTAAATGAACTTAATACGTTTGTTTATATAAATGGAAGACCTGACCACATGAAGGGTGCACATGACGATTCAATTATGAGCCTTTCTATGGCTTTATATGCTGGGGATATTTGTTTTAATCAATTACAAAGAAATGAATCTAAAAATAAGGCCATGTTAGAATCTTGGACTTTATCTGAAAGAACATATGAACCAAACAAATCGTTCTATTCGTACGGTTCTTCTTTTGACCAAATTGGTTCTATGGGAATTGATGGAATGGGTTCGAGAGACCCAAGAACAGGACAAATGAACGTTAGAAAAGAAATCTATGCAGAAAATTCTTGGTTATTTGGTAAACGTAGATAATACCTTTATATCCCGGACAAGTAAAAAAGGAAAACACACCATCATTTAATTTTAACAAAGACGAACTTTTAAAAACAGATAGCAGGGAAGAATTTGAAAAGGCTATGTTGCAAGCTCAACAAAGTCAATATATTGCAGACAAATGGGCTAAACTAGACCAATCACTTTATAATCAATCAGTTTATTATGAACCAAATAGATTGGCGGCATATTTTGATTACGAATCTATGGAGTTCACACCTGAAATATCCGCGGCGTTAGACATCTATGCTGAAGAATCAACAACATTATCAGAAAAGGGTGATATTCTTACAATATATTCTGAGTCGGATAGAATTAAATCAATTTTAGATGATTTGTTTTTGAATAAATTAGACATTAACACTAATCTATCAATGTGGGCTCGTGGAGTTTGTAAGTACGGTGATGATTTTGTTTATTTGAAAATAGATCCCGAAAAAGGTATTGTTGGTTGTCAACAATTACCAAACATTGAGATTGAAAGATTAGAAGGTGCATCAGCAAGAAGTCATGGACAGGTTGCTGACGTAAAATTACCTAGTCGTGAATTACGTTTTACATGGAAGAATAAAGACATGGAATTCCAAGCTTGGGAAATTGCCCATTTTAGGTTATTGGGTGACGATAGAAAACTTCCTTATGGAACTTCTATGTTAGATAAAATCAGAAGAATTTGGAAACAACTTTTACTTGCGGAAGACGCAATGTTGATTTATAGAACATCAAGAGCACCCGAAAGACGTGTATTCAAAATATTTGTTGGAAATATGGATGATAAAGATATCGAACCATATGTACAACGTGTTGCAAACAAATTCAAAAGAGATCAAATTCAAAATCCAAATAACGGACAAGTTGATATGAGATATAATCAAATGGCGGTAGACCAAGATTATTTCATTCCGGTTCGTGACCCATCACAAACAAATCCAATTGAAACTTTGCCGGGAGCACAAAATTTGGGTGAAATTGCTGATATTGAGTATATCCAAAAGAAATTATTAGCGGCACTTCGTATACCAAAGGCGTTTTTAGGATTTGAAGAGGTTGTTGGTGAAGGTAAGAGTTTAGCCTTGATGGATATTCGTTTTGCAAGAACAATTAATAGAATTCAAAAATCATTAATACAAGAACTAAATAAAATCGCTTTAATTCATTTATACCTAACAGGTATGGAAGATGAATTAAATAATTTTACATTGTCATTAACAAATCCATCAGCTCAATCTGATTTATTACGTATTGAACAATGGAAAGAAAAGATTACACTTTATAAAGACGCAACCTCAGACCAATCTCAAATGGGTATTTTACCAGTATCACACACATGGGCTAAGAAAAATATTCTTGGTATGAGCGATAGTGAGGTATTACTTGACTTACAACAACAACGTTTAGAACGTGCATTAGGTTTTGAATTAACAAACACACAAAATGTAATTAGACGTTCAGGTGTATTTGATGAGGTTGATAAAAAATATGGAATACCTGAAGAGGAAAGAGAAAAGGCGATGCAAGCGGCAGCACAAGGTGGTGGAGAAAGTGGTGGAATGGATTTGGGTGGTGGAGCACCTCCTCCTCCAGCTGAAGGTGGTGGAGAACCTTTAAGTGAATCTAAATCTAAAAAATCAAAGATATTAGGTATGTTGGGTGAAGAAAAATTAGAATTTGTCGATTTATTTGACATGGATAAAGCTCAACGTAATATTTATGAAATAGAAAATAAATTGAAGGACATTTTAAACGACTAAAAATGAATAAGTTTGGTACCGTAAAAAGTAAAATATTGAATAAACTTACTGAATCTTATAAGAAAGAAGATAAAAGTGAGATGAAAGATATTTTAAAAACTATAAAAGAAAATAAAGAATTTAAAGAAATGTATTTGTTTTACGAAGAAATAGAGAACAAATACATTGAAGATAAAGAAACCGCAAAATTGTTTGTTGACGGCGTTGAGACTATGATTAATCAACAAAAAAATGGTTTACTGGAATTTTGTGAATCTTTAGATAAAAAGTTAGGTGATGTTGAAATAACAACGAATAGTTTATATGAATCATTAGACCAATTAATGGATAAAGACACGTTATCAAATATCGAAAAGAAAGTTATTGCAAAAAAGAAATTGGTAGAACATTTAACAACTAATAAAGAAATCATGGAAACTAAAAAAATAACAATAGTTCCTAATGAATCATTATTAAACGCTGTATTAACTAATAATTTTAATGTTTTATATTCTAATACATTATCAGAATCACAAAAAGAAGAATTGAAAAATATTTTATCAATTTCTCATGAAGATTTAATTACTAAAACTAGTGAATTACAAGAATCAATTTTAAATAAAGTTGATAGTTTATTAACAGAATCAAATGATTTAGAATTAAAAAATAAATTAGATAGTGTTAAAAAAGAGGTGAATGAAATGTCACCTTCGAGATATAATTATTTCAGATTATCGGAATTAAAAAATGGTCTTAATTAAGACCATTTTTTATTTGTTGTACATAGATAGCTTTTAAACGTTGGCTTCTTTTTTTGACAGAAGGTTTTACAAACTCTTGTCTTTCCCTTAATTTTTGAATTTGTTTTGTTTTTTGAACTTTTTGTTTATAAGTTCTTAAAGCAGATTCAATATTTTTTTCGTTGTTTAAATTGATTATAATCATATAATATAAGTATATCACAAATATATGAAAATTTTTTTGGTATTTTAATAAATTTTATGTATTTTTTAATTACACCATAAAATTTTATAATATGTTGAAATAATGAAAACCGGAAAGTATATCCCTTTAGGGACGTACAATGATGTTAAAATCGGGTATGGGACCGTAGATTTTAGAAATCTTAAAACCATTTATTTGAAATTTAATTCTTGGTTACAACCAGAAAATGAGTCTGATGATTTCGAGGAAATGATATACAAATCTCGACGTCGAGTTAAAGAAATAATCTATAATTTAAAAAATCCTTTGTTTAAACAACAATCAATAGTTGATTTAGATATCAGAACTAAAGGAATTAAATTAGAAAAAAGATCCTTTATGAATATGGAGGTTACTTTGTATGTGAATAGACAATTTGATGTTAAAACAAAAGAAGTAAAAAATAACGTAAAAGATATTCTCACATCTGTGATTGAAAATGGTTTGACAGATAAAAAATTATTCAATTTTCATAAATCCAAAAAATAATAGAGATATTGATGTATTTATAGTAATAAAATCTATAGATGAAGATATTGGGACCGAAAGATACCGGACATGGTATTTTAATTGAATACGATGCTGGTCACGTTTCACCAGAAGAGAATAAACAAATTATTAGAGAGGCTAAAGAAATGGACTTTTCACAAGACCTAATTCTTTATGCTGTGTTACAAAAATACGACACTCCAAATAAAAACGGAAGAATCTATCCTGAAGTTTTATTAAAAAGAGAAAACGAAAAATACCAAACACTTATTAAAAAAGGAGGAGCTTTAAATGAATTAAATCATCCTTCTTCTTCACTTATCGATTTAGATAGAGTTTCACATTCAATTCTTGAAACATGGTGGGATGGTAAAATCCTAATGGGTAAAATAAAATTATTCACTTCTCCAGGTTGGAGAAAAATGGGTATTGTATCAACTAAGGGTGACCAAGCCGCAATGTTATTAATGAATGGAGCCACTTTAGGAATATCTTCTCGTGGTGTGGGTTCACTTAAAAACGTTAAAGGTCAAAACATAGTTCAGGACGACTTCGAATTGGTTTGTTTTGATTTAGTATCATCACCATCAACACCAGGAGCGTATGTTTTTTCTGACCCTTCGGAAAGAGAGCAGTATCAAGAATCCGAAGAAAAGAAACCATCGTTGGATGATAGAATGGTAAAATTGATGGGAGGTTTAGATAGATTTTTATCCAAATAAAGAAATTTTAACGGCTGGAATATTAATAAACCGAGTTTTTCTCTAAACTCGAGTATTTATATGTAATAAAAATAACAAATTTTCACAATGACTGAAAAATCAATTTTAGAACAAGCGTTACTTCAAGTACAGAATCTTGAAGAAGCAGTAAAGCAAAATGCAAAAGGTATACTTGCTTCAACTATGAAGGAAGAACTTAAAGATTTGCTAAAAGAATCATTGGAAGAAGAGGAGAAAGTAGAAGCTTCAGAAGAAGAGTCTATGGAACCTAAAGAAGAGGAAGAAAAAGATATGTCAGAACAACCAGCTGATGATGAAGAAGCTGATGACGATTCTGAAGATGAAGGCGACCTCGATAACGAACCAAGCAAAGACATTGAATCATTAGATTCAGAAGTTGGTGATGAAATGGGTGATGAAGAATCAATGGATGATAAATCTATGGATTCTGAAGATTCATTAGAATTACCTTCTGACGACATGGGTATGGATGATGAAGACGTCATGGACATGACAGGTGCTTCTGACGAAGAAGTATTGAAAGTGTTCAAAGCTATGAAACCTGAAGATGGTATCGTAGTTAAAAAAGACGGAAATAATGTTGAACTTGAAACAGCTGATGACGAATATATCATCAAATTAGATGGTGAAGAGTCTGAAGTTGACGAAGATTGGAATATGGAAGAAGAAGTTTCTGAAGAAAAAGAAGAATCTAAAGAAGAGGAATCTATGGAAGAAGAAACTATCTACGAAATCGAAATGGACGAAGAAGAGGAAGAAGAAAAAGAAGTTGAAGCTACTGAAGGTGAATCAGAAGAAGAACCTAAAGAAGTTGAAGCTACCGAAGCCTCTCGTACTTTCGCTAATGACGTTAGAGTTCCTGCTAATCAAGGTAAAAAGTTCAAAGCTGGTCGTCATGAAATGAATGAGGAAGTAGAAAACTTGAAAAAGCAAAATGCTGAGTACAAGAAAGCCCTTGTTCTTTTCAAAGAAAAATTAAATGAGGTTGCAGTGTTTAATGCGAACTTAGCTTACGCTACTCGTTTATTCACTGAACATACTACAACAAAACAAGAGAAATTGAATATTTTAAAGAGATTTGATTCAGTTTCAACTATGAATGAATCTAAAAATTTATTCGAAACAATAAAGGCTGAGTTAGGAACAAAAACAACAGTAACCGAAACTGTAGCCGAAAAAATCACTAACACTCCAACAACTTCTTCTTCTACTGAAGTTTTAGCTGAGTCTAAAGCATATGAGAACCCTCAATTCAGAAGAATTAAGGAGATGATGAGTAAAATAAAATAATAAATAAAAATTAAAACCAATATTTTAAAATGGGAGCATTATTAGAATCAGGTATGGTTGGTAACATCGGTCTTAAGCACCTTAGAGTTATCAAAGAAGATACCATCAAAAAATGGGACGAATTAGGCTTTTTAGAAGGTCTTGACGGTCACCAAAAAGATAACATCGCACAATTGTACGAAAACCAAGCATCTTACTTAATCAATGAAGCAGCAGTTTCTGACGCTTCAGGTTCTTTCGAGACTGTGGTTTTCCCAATCATTCGTCGTGTTTTCTCTAAATTATTAGCAAACGATATCGTTTCAGTACAAGCTATGAACTTACCAATCGGTAAATTATTCTACTTCGTACCTAAAATCCAAGAAAGAGACGGAAATGGTCACTATAGTCCATATTCTGGTCCAAACGGTGTAACATCAAACAACGATGCAACTGCGGGTTATCCTTCAACTGCAAAGAGTTTGTATGACCGTTTCTATGAAGCATCTGATGCAAACGATCAAGGTCTTTTTGATTACTCAAAAGGTTCTTTTGATGTTGTAACTGGTACTTCTATCGGTATCGCAACTTTTTCTAACGGTGTAGTTACAACTGCAGCTTCAGTAGCAACAGGTGTTACTAAATCTTATGTAGTTCTTGCTTTATCAGGTTTCACTGCAGGTGGTGCTGGTAAATTAATCGGACCTAACGGTCATGAAATGGATTCTGAAGAATTCTTAGCTTCATTACAAGTTGTTACAACTGACGCTAACTTACAAGCTTTCTTAGGTGTTGATGCAACTGCTAACTTACCTATCAATATCGTAACTCAAAAGTACGGTAAAGGTATTGTAGAGTATGGTGCAAAATCATTTGGTGCTGGTGCAAACACAGGTGGTTATTACAATATTTGTGATGCTGACGGTGTAATCTACGTACAAGTTGATTTACAAAAGTATGATGCAACAGCAGGATTTTCTGATTATACAGTAAGTGGTTCAACATTATTAGCTTCTGAATTCAGAGCAACTTGGAGAAACTACGCAAACTTAGAATTCGAAGATCAAATTGGTGAAGTTTCTTTCGATTTAGAATCTGTAACAGTTTCTGTAACTGAAAGAAAATTAAGAGCTAGCTGGTCTCCAGAATTAGCACAAGACGTTAGTGCATTCCACAACATCGACGCTGAAGCTGAATTAACAGCTTTATTGTCTGAGCAAATTGCAGCTGAAGTTGACCGTGAAATCTTACGTGACTTACGTAAAGGTGCAGCATGGAAAGCTAAGTGGGATTACAATGAGTGGAAATACGGTAACGGCGGTAACGCATTTGCTGGTTACACTCAAAAGGATTGGAATCAAACTTTAATCACTAAGATTAACCAAGTTTCAGCTCAAATCCACAAAACAACATTACGTGGTGGTGCTAACTGGATTGTTGTATCTTCAGAAGTTTCTGCAGTATTCGATGATTTAGAATATTTCCACGTATCTAACGCTCATCCAGAGCAAGATCAATACAACATGGGTATTGAGAAAATCGGTACATTAGCTGGTCGTTACCAAGTGTATCGTGATCCTTACTTCCCAGCAGGTAAAGTATTGATTGGTCATAAAGGTAAATCATTATTGGATGCTGGTTATGTTTACGCTCCATATGTACCTTTACAATTAACTCCAACAATGTATAATCCATTCAACATGACTCCTATCAAGGGTATCATGACAAGATACGCGAAGAAAATGGTGAACAACCGTTACTTCGGTGTAATCGACGTACATGGTTTAGTATCATTTGGTTTGGATACATTAAGATAATCTTAATCATTATCTATAAAAGAACCCTCGAGAAATCGGGGGTTTTTTATTTTTGGTATATTCCAAAATTATTTGTATATTTGAACCATGAATGAGGTTGATTATAGTAAATTAAGACAAGACGTTCTCCAAAAACTAATACTGGAAAGGGGTATTGAATGTAAAATGAAGAAGGACGAAATGGTTAAAATGTTAAAACTATATGACGAGGGAAAATATGTTGAACCCTTAAGGGAAACTTTATACCAAAAAGATAATAATGGTTACATGGTTGGAATTGACATAAATAATAGGGAACATTTACTACAAATCAGTAAAATCTTAGAGAAAAAGGAAGGTAGGTCTCTTGGGAGATATTCAGAAGATAGGGTTTGGTATTGGTCTCCACAAAAATTAATTTAATGAATTGGACTGAGTATTTTTTAAACATTGCGGAACAAGTTAAACTAAAATCTAAAGATGAGTCCACACAAATAGGTGCGGTTATCGTTGGGGAAGATAATGAGGTACTTTCTACAGGTTATAATTCATTTCCAAGGGGAATGGATGATTCAAAAAAAGAACGTCAGGAAAGACCTGAAAAGTACTTTTGGTTCGAACATGCTGAACGTAATGCAATATATAACGCTGCTAGAGTGGGTACACCTCTGAAGGGTTCAACAATATATCTTACTTCAGGTTTACCATGTATGGACTGTGCTAGAGGTATTATTGTACCACAAAAAATAAGGAGAAATGGATTGAATCTCAAACGAAATCCTACCAACTTCTCCTTGAATGTGGGGTCGAGGTAATATATTACTAATTACCAAGTTCTACAAGCCCAATATCTTGGTTTCCAACGTGGACCTGGGTTGTCACAATTGTGTCTTGCTCTAAATGATTTTCTTCTTTTAGGGTTATTCTTTTTAATAACCATTCTTTTACCTTTAGCGGATTTACCACCAAAACCAAAATTTACTTTAACAACTTTACCTTTATCGTTTTTTACATATACTTTGAATTTCTTTACGTCTCCTTGCATGATTTTTCCTAATTGAACTTTACGTCCTTGATATTCAGCTTCATTCAATAGGTTTGTGGATTCAAAATTCGTACTTTGAACTGAACCATCTTCGTCTTCGTAAATTAACACAGGTGTTTCTTCGTTGTATTCAAACAATCTTTTAAATTGTTCTTCTGAAATTTGTAGTATAATTCTTTTTTCCATATTTTCATTTAATCTATCAACTTCTTTATACCTAAGTGGATTGGACATTCTTTCAGGTTGACTAAACAATCTTTTTTTTCTCGTAAATGCAAAACTTCTACTTCTTTCGTCAACATGTTGATTTTCATCAAAATGGGTCATTGTGGGTTTATTTCCTTTACCCACTTTAGGGTCTTTTTTTTCTGCTCTTCTTTTTTGTGATGTCATCGCCTTTTTCTCTTTTTTACTATAAGAAGAAGCCGTTTTTGGTGTTTCTTTTGAAACTTTTTTTGATGGACGACATTTAGGATAAGCTTTACCGTCAGCATCTTTTCTACCACAAGGTGGGTGTTTACCCTTAACTTTTCTACTAACGTCAACCCATTTTTCTTTAAACCATCTTCTAAGATCTTCTTTTAAAACCTCACCCGATTCAAGACATTCGTTAATATAATCTTTATCTTCTTTAGATACGATAATTTTCATATTACTTTTTACATTTTCTCCAACCACCACCTTTCGATTTATAGTTTTTCGCTGCCCAACCATTTGCATATGCTGATGGATATACATCAAATTTTGCTTTAGCTGCGGCTTTTGATGCAGCCCATTTTGCTGGGTCTGTAGGACAATTCTTACTTTCATCAATTTCCTCTTCTTCGTTCAAACTGAAACTATCCATATCTGCGGTCACGGCTTCTTTATCAGATTTGTGACCTTTCACTTCATTCATTATAAAATCAAAAACTTGATCGATTAAAGATTTTGCTTCTGTAAAATGGTCGTCAGCCCAATCATGACCATTACTTAATAAATTGTCAATGACTTTTGGGTCCATTTCTCTTAACATTTTACATTGTCTTTCTATTTGGTCTAAGTTAGAGAAAAACATATAGTTTTCTTCCATCTTTTGTTCTTTAACAACATCTGAGACCATTTTTCTCAATTGAGTTTCTGTGATTCTTACTACTTTCATAAACTATAAATATTTTACTTTTCGGATAAGATTTCGAACTTTATATATTCGTTATAATGAATTTCCTCGTTATTGTGTTTTCCTTTGATTTCTAAAAAATATTCTCTTGGGATATAATTCGTAGTGTCCATCATAAAGAAGTTTTCATTTGTTACATCCATTAACGTCCAATCATGTACTATTACATTTGTTCTACCTTCTTTAATAAAGATTCTATAATAAGATTCAGGTAGGACTGTATTAATTGGATTATCGATAGAACGGAAGTTTACCACTACTTTTCTAACGTCACCTCTTATAATTTTTTCGTTTTGTTGAATACCGTAAAATTGTACTTTAAATCTTTCAAAACTCGTATTGTTTTCACCCATTATAATAGATGAAGATAATTTTTTTGGTATGAATTTTTGTTTAATATCAGATAAATTAACACCATCCAATATTAAATTAGTCCAATTATCATAGAAAAATCTTTTTCCGTCACAAAGGGAACCATCAAAACCGAAAGACACCTTATACACACCTTTACGTACATGTTCCGTTGTTAAACCCGTTAAACCGAAAATTGGTGTGTTTGTTGCATCCAATATATCAACTAAAGGTAATTCATCTAAATTTATGTAATTACCATTTTTAGAAACAAATAGATATAAGTTTTGTGTTGTTTTTTCGATGAAATTATATCTGTTATCTAATATCCTATCATCAAAAAAACTTTCAACGTATGGTTCAAAAAAGGTTTGAGTGTATTTTGTAAAAAATGAGACAGATTTTTCTATATCAGTTGATATATCTTGGAAATCAATCGCAAACGCCAAACCTAAACCGTAATTGTTTTCGGTACCATCCAATATATCATTAATATAATCAGTTATATCGACGTTGATATTTTCGTCTCCATTATCGAAATGTATAGTTTGAACTATGGTTGCACCCGTACTATAAATTCCTTCTACATCCCACAGTTCGTTAGTTGTTTTTGAGAACCAGTTTGATGGTCTTTGAACAAAAGCGTTATTTCCTGTTGATATCTCATTACCACCTTCTTCATAATCAAATCCCACACCTTCGTCCCAATTCTCTTCAATTTTGAATAAAATCAAATCGAAAGATGTTGCTCTTTCCCTACCTGTACCTCTATGTGCACCTTTAAATGTTTCGTTTCCAAATATACAATTTGTAAGGTGTAGTGTATGGGTTGTACCAGTAGTAATAATAAAGTCACCATTATCGACTTTATTTTGTAAATCGGTGTATTAACGTATAAATCCTTTAAAATTGTGTTATTTTTCTCAAAATATGAACGAAAATATGACATCTTTTTTCTTTATAAATATCAAATTAGTTGATTCTAATCGATTTATTTAGAATGTCGTTCTCAAGTGTTTTATAAAGTTCTTTTAATTCGTTACCGTCTTGGTAATCAGGTTGGTTGATAATTGGCATTAATGGGTTATGTCTATGAGTTAAAATAACATCAATTATCTTTCTTAAAACTTCTAATAAGTTCTCACCCCTTACTGTTGAAAATGTTGAAGGTTCTATTCTTTTTATATAATCCTCTTGGGTTAATTCGTATTCGTCCAAATTAATAAATGGTACAGGATTTGGACTTTCGTTTGTCCCCAAATCTGAAGAAAGAAAATAGATTTTATCAGAAATTAACGAACCAAAAGTTTGTTCTGGAGAATCATCAATAAATTTAATTTTTTTGACAATAGAATTAACTTTAGTTGACTTCATTTTTGCACTTCTCTTAGAAAATACTAAACCGCTTGTAGGTCCTCTTCTGGCCACATTTACATTTCTAAAAATAGTAGCTTTGTTTTCACTTTCAGTCGGTGTCCCACCACTTAAATTTCTAAAACCCGTGGTAGGTCTAAAAAAGAATGGGTGAATATCATCACTATTATAATTGTCATCAAGTTCCACTAAACCTTGGTCATGAATTTCAAATAGTCTATTTCTTATTTCAATGTAAATTTCATTAATATTTGTTACAGTTTGAGTAAATGTTGCACCGGTAGTTGAACCATTTAAATTTATTAATTTCAAATTACCTGACGGTGCTACTGAATGTTCATTGAAATAATTTGTTTTGAAAGTATCACCATTTGGATTTATAATTTTGTAAATGTATAAAGAAATTGTTGTTGGTTCACCTTCAGTAGGTGATAAACCATTTGTATTTGTTGCACCACTAAATGTAGAACCACTTATGGTATATTCAACTAAATAATTTAAATCTTTATTATCAAAAGCAATTTCCTCCGCCAATACATCCTCATAAACCATTTTTTTTGGAAATTTTTTAAGATATAAACGTGAGTATTTTTTTGCTAATAATGGGTAATCAATCATTTTCTGTCTGGTTGTTTCATTACCAGCATCTTTAGAGATTAATTTACCACCTCTTAATTGTAAACCATTTTCAGTAAACAAAACATCTGAACCATATTTTCCATAAATGGCAAAATCTTTATTTTTAGATAAAACATTTTCACTTCTTTTATCGATAAATTTACCATCGATATTTCTTACCTCTTCTTTCTTTTTTGTTGTGGTGCCGTAAGTTGTAACTGAGGTTTGTTGTGAAAAAGTTTGTGAGTTGTAATCATACATTGTTGTAAAAGGACCTGCAATGTATTCAACGTTTACATTCTCTTTTTGTGAATTATATGTAATAATTTTAACTGATTGACCTATTTCGGGTATGTAGTTAATATTGGTAGGTAAAAAGGGAATTGCGGTAAATAAATCATTGTCAGTCCAAGCATCGTAATCCAAAGCTCGTTCTTTTTGACCAATAATATCATTATATCTTTGACATCTAATTCTACCTATACCTAATGGGTCAACATTATCAACACATTTCGCAATATCTATTATTTTCATTATAACTTAGTTCTATTTTCAATTTCTTTATTCACCTTATTATATAAAACCTCAATACCGTCCATATGTCTAGTCAAATCAATAATCAATTGTTTAGTCTTCTCAAACTCATCATATAACTCCGTTGCAACTAACATTAAATCATTATTTGATTTATTTTGTACGTCGTTTGCAATTTCTAATAATTTATTACTATCCATATTAACTTGTTTTCATCAATGCCGCCCCTCTCATTGCCATAGCAGGTACCGCACCAGGGAATGGACCCGCAACAGGCATAGTTTTATTTACAAATTCAAAAGGTGTTTTTGCTATGTTATCGGCCAATGCGTTTGTATTTGCACCAAGTGCTAACAACAAATAATTTGGTTCACCGTTTACATCACCTGTTGGTATTCCAAGTGCACTCATTTTTTCTGCAGCTTCCATATTTGTTTTAACTGCACTAAAACCTGGTAATTTATCCGCTAGTAATAACAATACATTTGGCATTTTTATATTTCCTGTAGCACTTAATGCAGCCTCAATTGCGGCGTTAATTGCACCAAACAAACCATCACAATTATCAATACCACTTTCAATAATTTTCTTTAATAAAGCAATTAATGCTGCCACCACAATATAGTATCTTTTAAGTTTATCCGCAATAATTTTCCTTACAATATTTAATAAGAAATTTTTTAAATCAACTTTTAATCTTTGCCACAATTCTCTCAAGAATTTCCAAAATAATTGAGTAATTATTTCTTTAAATAATTTTTTCAAATCTCTCATTAAATCTTTTGCTTCATAGTTTGTGTCAATTTCAACATCAGGCACAAATAATCTATAAATTATCATTATAGGTAAAAAAACTTTTGGTGATAATGAAGACATTACGACCGCCTTCGGTATATTGAAAATAAAACCTAAATTTAAAGAAATTTGAAAATCGGGTAACTCAAGACTACCTTCTGATTGTTCATAAGCATCTATTGCAGCTTTATCCAACGTTTTTCTAATCCATTCATTTTTGTTTATTTTATCTTCTAAATAAACAAAATCTTCCATTATGGAAGCATTATATGGAACCTCATAGTTATTACAATCTTTGAATCTTAAAACTTTTCTTTTTCTCGCGTCTTCATCTTCTAAATCAATACCTTCCACATCATCAAAATTAAAATAAAATTCATCATCTTCTTCTGTTTCACTTAATAAGTCTATTGTTGTTTGACCACTTAAAGATTTATTACGATTGTTACAAAACGCAAATAACTTGTTTAACATTCGTTCTAAATTATTGATGGATTCATCTAATTTTGGTGTAAAACTTAATGGGTCATCCATACCAGTAAACGACGTTCCTGCAGATATTCCAGAACCATCAGCTTTAACACTTGCAGCTTTTAATGTTAATAACATAGATTTTTTAATAACATCATTGATGTCCGGAAATTCCATGTTACTATAATAATCATCGATAAACTCATTCACCGAAATACCTGTCAAACTTTGTACATTTGACGTTGATCCGGTACCCATAGTTAAGCCTTGTATATTGTATTCTTGATTTGATGAATCCCACGACATACGAAAAATAGTTCTTTCGCTAGGAGTTGTATAGTCATATGTTGAACCAGATGTAAACAAATCATATAAACTTCTATTAACTTTTTTCTTATTATTTTTAATGGTTGGACTTTCGAACATTATTTTTCCGTAGTCACTGTTAGGGTCCACCCTTAACATATGTAAGAAATCAATTTCTTGTGGTTTTATATTAACACTATCAAAATCAATACCAAAAAATTTATCATTACCACCACAAATACCATCGCCAGCAAATAAAACTTTTTTAACGGAATCCATTATTATTTGTTTGGATGCATTTTGTGTCGCTTCTGCAGAATCTAATGCGTGTTTTCTTAATCTTGAACTTTCTGGATATTTTTCATTTTCATTTACTTTTCTACCCGCAGCCAAAATTTTATCAAACATTCTCACAACTTCACCAAAAATTCCATTATTGTTAACACTCTCTTTATTTTGTTTTTTTAATTTTTTGTTTCTTAGTTGAGCACGATAATCTTCTAACTTATTTTTAATTTTAGTCGTATCAATTTGAGGTATTTTCAAATCTTCCGGATTAAGTTCAAGTTTTTTTGAAAACTTGTCCTCTTCCAAAGATTTCTGTAAAATATCAATTTTTGTATTGATTTTTCTTATCGTGTCTTTTAAACTCATTATAATGAATAATTGTCTTTTTTACCGTCTGGTGTATCATTTATCATTTTATCAAGTAATTCTCTATCTTCATCTGATAGTTCTAGTTTTCCCATAGGTACTCCTTTACCACCACCTGAACTTTGTTTAAGGAGAACACCCTGTAATTTTACTAATGAAATCTTTTTTTCTGTACAGTCGTTTCTGTTTTCTACCACATCATTATAGATTTCTTGCATAAGAGCCAAAGCAGACTCTACGTCTAATGTAATGTTGTTTTTTCTGTCTCTCATATCACTATAAATAGGTTTATTCTAAAAACCCACCTAAAATCCCATCATATAGTTTTTTATACCTTTTGAGTGAGATTCTAATTTCCTTAGTAGATAAAGACGTCATTTCTCGTAATGAGAGTAAGATGAGGTTTTTGTTGAATTTATTACCGTCCCCAACTTGAAATATCTTATCGAAGTTGCTGAATATTTCTAATAGGGCATATCCTAATTTTGTTTCGTTTTCGTTCAAATTTTGTTTCTCCATAAACTCCTCTAATTCTATGGTTAATTTGATTATAACGTCTCTATAATCAATAACGTCGTCATCTATGGTTACAATTAAATCGGGTCTTCCTTCCTCAATGTCTGAAGATATATCATCATAAGATACTTGTCTATTTGTTTCTTTGGTGTCTTTTTGAATTGCACCCATCAAATAGTTCTTACAAATTGTCCCGAAATACGAATATGCTTTTGTGTTTTTTGTATGGTCAAACTTACTGATTTTAGTTATTAAAAAAGACATAGTATCCGTATGAATTTCATCAAATTCCATATCCTTTCTATATAACTTATAACGACGAATAATACTTTCAACCATAATGATTAATGGTTCTCTCAAAAATTCATTGAATATTTTGTTTCTTTCTATTTCGTCATTACTTTCTAAGTAATTAATAACCGCCTTTTCTTGGTCCTCACCAAAATAAATTTTTTGGGTTCTTTTTCTCGGCATTAAACAGTTTCAAAATTTACATCACGTTTATTTTTGAAGAAAAATTCTTTTTTAGCTGTTTCTAACCAAAATTTTACTTCCTCTTCTTTAAGTTTTGTTAATTCATTATTCTTGTATTCCCAAAATAAAGAACCTTCTCTAAAGTTTAAGTGTTGGTATCCAATTTTTGGAACAGTCATAATTTTAACGCCATTATGAGTTAACCTTAAGAAAAACTCATAACCAAATGTTAATTTAATGTTTTCTTTTAAAGAACCATTATCTTTGATGACTTGTGTTCTATAAACACCACCACTAATTTGGTAATTTTGAAAATCTAATAAAACTTCATTATCTAAAAATCCCTGTTTTTCTGTGAATCCATAAGCCCATGTTGATTCATTTGTAAAACTCATAAACTTACCTTCAATATTAATATCTCTTACAACAGGTAAAAACACATCAACGTCCGTGTATGTTTTCATGTATTCATTCACTGATTTTAACCAAATAGGTTTAAATTCGTCGTCTATTTCTAAAATAGAAAACCATTCAGTTTCACATTTTTCAATACCTAAATTTATCTGAGAACAAAAATCTGTTTCTCCTTCATTCGTAATAATTTTAATTTCAACTTTATCAGTAATTGGAAAATCAAGTTGGTCTGCAACTGATTTAGGACAAACTATTGAAACGGTAACATCATTATGAAACGGTTCAACCGAAGACATAGCGTTCTTTAACATCTCCTTATAATCTTCGTCTACTTTATGAATTGGTAATAATATTGTAATATTTTTATTGTTCATTTTCTGATAATTTTAATTTTTCTAATGCGGTTTTAATTGTCTCACTTCTTTTATTATTAAAAGAATTGAATATTGATAGAATTGTATTTTGTGTAATTTCAGAGTTGTATGGTAATAAAGTTTCTTTCATTTTTTGTTTTACTTCGTCAGTTAATTCAACACCTTCTAACCACGCTAATACGTATGTCCCCAATATTTCAGTTAATTTATCTTCATCATAAGTCCACATTCCATTTTCTGAAAGCCAATCTGGTTCATTCTTAGGAATTTTACCAACAACAGGTACACCAGATTTCATAGATTCCAATGGAAATGTACCAAACGTTGATTCGTCATCAACCCAAACTGAAACAATACATTCTTTCAACGCTTCTGAAAACTCATCATAATTCATTTGAACCATATCTCTAAATGTAATCCAACGTAAGTGTGGGTATTTCAAATAAAACTCAGAAATAAATTTTCTGTGTTGAACTCTGTCTCTACATTTAATTGCAATAAATGGTTTGGATATACCATCAGTAGGTTTAAAATTGTCACCAATTATTGGTGGGATAATGTGAACCAACGCTTCAGGGAATACTTCTGAAATATATTTTTTCGATTGTTCGGTTGTTGTGATAACTCTATCAAAACCATAATCACTCCAACGACTACCAATAGGTAAAGTTTCAAAAATATATTCTTTTTGTTGAACTAACATAACTTTCATACATCTTATGTTAGATAATTGTTGAAGAACATTTGAATAATATTCAGGTACAACAATCACATCTTCAATTTTAATTTCGATTTTATCACCTTTAATTGAAACAACTGGTAAATCAGAATATTGACTACCTAACCATTCGGCCCCCGTATAACTTTCATCTTCAACAAGTAATTTAGCCGAATAACCATTTTGTCTTAATGTTAAGACCATATCATAGATATGTTTTACAGATGCTCTAGCATTATTCTTAGTGTCGTATACTAAAAAATAAATGTTATTTTCTTTTGTTTCGATTCTACTAAGAGATTGTTCTAATTTTTCTATGTTTTCTTTATTGTTCATCTTCTTCTATTAATATTTGATTTTTAACTAATGTATTAAAAGCAATTTTAAATGAGATACTAGTATTTTTAGAAGTAAAAACTCCTAAATTTTCATCTTGTTCTTCAAATTCTCCAAGAATTCTATCTAAACACATTTTTATTACTTCATATTTAAAGATATTAACTTCGGTCACGTCCTGACCATCTTCATCTTTTATTTGATTTCCTGTTCTACACTTTTCGGTAATTCCATCGATGTCGATGTAATATTCTTTTCCGTAGATTTCAACCATGGTTCGTTTATTTCTGTTAATTTAGTTATTTCTTTTTTATAAGTAAAGTATTGATTATAAGACGTTTTGAATTTTATAACATTTTTATTTTCGGGACAAGAATTTATAATTTTTTCGTTGTCTGTAATCCAAACATCACATTGATTCCAATTATCTAAAACGTCTTCAGATTTAATAAATTTTATATTATTACCTAAAAAACCATTTTTAGATAAGAAGAAAAGTGTTGCAGGTTTTGATTTACCCAATTCATCACATCCGATTAAAGTAAAATTATGTTCAGGATTATCGTAAATCATTTTGTTTAAATCGGTAAATGTGGTTGAATAACTTAAACCCGCATGACCAAATATTTCAATTGGATATTCAATGAATAAAAAATATTCAAATTCTTCTTTAGATTGAAACTTATAAGAAGTTAATAAATTATTGTTATAGATTGGTTCGATAACACCATACTCAAAATTATTCTCGTTTTCAAATTCAGAAGCTAAATAAGCGTCGTTGTAATGGTAATCGAATTTTTGAATTGTATTTCTTATAACACCATCTATACTAATGTATATTTCCATTCAGAAAATATAATATAGAATGAAGTATAAGTAAAGAATAAAAATTATTTATTAATCGTATCTGTTAAGTATTTCACCAATAATTGGATTACGTACAATATCTTGACTACCAAATTCAAATACACCAATTCCATTAACACCTTCTAATCTTTTTTTGGCGTCATATAAACCGGATTTAGTTTTGTCTTTGAATTTATCTGATTGTTCTAAGTCGCCAGATAAAAAGAATTTGGAGTTAAATCCAATACGAGTTAATAATAACTTTATTTGTGCAGGGGTCGCATTCTGTGCTTCTTCAAAAACTAAAATAGTATTATCGACGTTCCAACCTCTCATGTAAGCAAGAGCAGCAACTTCAATATAACCTTGATCCTTCAAAGTTTCACGTGCGTCTTTACCAATAATCTTATTTAATAGATAATATGATGGGTAAATGTATGGGTCTAATTTTTCTTCCAAACCACCAGGTAATGAACCTAATTTTTCTTCTGCCTCAACTGCGGGTCTAACTATAATAATCTTCTCATATTTGTTAGAATCGTCCCAAAGTAAATCTACCGCTCTTTTCATTGCAATATAAGATTTACCTACACCCGCAGGTCCAAAACATAATGTGATTTGATTTTCTCCGAGTATTTTCCAATACTCTTCTTGGTTTTTGGTTAGGAATTTTTCTTTAGGACGTTTGATTATTTGTCTAATCTTATCCTTATGTGATATTTTCTTTTCTTCAAATAATACGGTGGTTGGTTGTTCTCTTCTACTTTTCTGTTTTAACGCCAAAATTCTACGTTTTAATTATTGGTTTATTGTTTATAAATATATCCTATTTCCCTGTACTTCCAAATCCACCCTCACCTCTTTCTGAATCGGATAAATCTTCAGATTCAACCATTTTTACTTGAGGGTAAGGTAGGATTATAATCTGTGCCCCTCTATCCCCAACATTATATTTTAAACTATCTAAACCATTTGTTTTTTTAAACGTTGCTTGTAATTCACCCCTGTATCCACTGTCAATAACACCCACACAATTTGATAATATTAATTCTTGATTTCTAACTGAAGAACGTGGAAAAACTAAACCCACATAATTTTTGGGTATTTCCATGGCAATTCCAAATCCATATGAAACACTAAATGATGTGTTTTCAATAATTTGTGTGATGGTCAAGTCCATACCAGCATCTCCAACTTTTGAATATGATGGTATAACCGCATTTTCGTGTAATTTTTTTACTTTAACTTTAACACTAAAATCAAATTCGGTTTGTTCTTTTACTGCAAATGAATCTGTGGTAATTTCTTTATCTAATTTACTTAATAAGGTTTCAATTTCATCAATGAAATTAATATCAAGATTTTCTTCATCCTCAGAATTTATTGCCTTTTCAAAATCTTGTAATTTTTTCAAATATTCTTCAGCTTCTTTCTTATCCATTTTTCTTTTTTTCTTCTATCCATTTATCAAGTGCCTTAATTCTTTTCTTAAGGTCATCATCTTGTGGTCTTAAACAAATTTCTACAAATAAATCTGTAATTCTAACTAATTCTTCAACAGTAACATTAACACCAACTGATTGAACATATTCCAAAGCCATTTTGCTTTGTGATTGACGCATAATTTGAATTTCACGACTATAGAATTCCATCAATTGGTGTTTTAATTGTTATTTTTTCTTGTAATATTCTGGCGTGTTTTTTTCGTCAATAACACATTCAATTGGCATTTTAACGACACTTAAACTTTCACTACCTCTAATATCACCTGAACGATAATTAGCCGCAACAATAGTCGCTTCTTCTACTGATTCTGCTTGAAGTACGTACTTTACTTTTTTGATACGTGGGTTACCTTCTCTGTCCATTTGTTCGGTTTCATAACCGATTGTTACTAAATAATACATGTTGTTCTATTTTATTGTTTTAAAAAATTCTATTCTATCTTTACAGACTTTTTTTAATGAATACTTGTCTTTAACTGTTTCATATAATCTATTACCCAAATCTTCAATCATATTAGGATTTTCTATTAAACGTTTCATATGTTTTGCCCAATCCTTATGATTCTTTTTTGTTCCCACTAATAACGAATTTCCTTTATCATTAAATTTACCTTCATCAACGGCGGAAATTAAATCTAATGTATAAGGGTCAGTTTCACTTGCAATAATTGCCTTTTTGTGAAAACCCGCCTCAATTACTTTTAATTGAGATTTATTGGCATTAAACATAGATTCAACTAAAGGTGCTAATGATATATCGAAATAATTGTAATTAGTCGCGTATGAATTAACTTCACGTGTCCATCTTCTTCTATACGGTTCATTTTCATCATTAAATGGTGGAGTTTCAAGAAACATATGTAGATATTCTTTGTACTGAGGAGATAATGATTTATAATCATCAGTAAAAAATCTTTCATATTTATACCAAACAGTTTCTAACGGTTGAATTGGTCTTTGTCTTTGTTGTTTTGTGTTGGTATCAATTTCGGTTACAGTACCTCTTAAATCAAATCCACATAAAACAAATTGAACTTTATCTTTGAATGAATTATGAATTGATGATATTCCATTTTGCATCAATTCTAAATCATATAAGTGAGAAGAACCACCTAGCCACCCAAATCTTACTTTTTCAGATTTAATCGGGTTAATTTTAAATTGTGGTTCATCTTCATTAACTGCGTTTGGGAAAACCAAAACATTTTTAACACCTAATCTGCTTTTAATTGTGTCAGCAAAAATCGGTGTTGTAGTCGTAACGTAGTCAACAAGTTTTAATAACTCAACCTTCATTTCACCAACTTTAGAATTTTTTATTTGATGAAACATTGGGTGCCTTTGGTCTACCATCCATAAGTCATCGATGTCCATGACAACTTTTATTCCTTTGGATTTCAACCATTTAACTCTATTAACATTAGTATCGTGATCTAATTGATGTATAAATGTGTGGAAAACAACAACATCGTAATTTAAAAAATAATCATCTCTGTTATCTGCGTTGAACGTAATATCAACATGAATATCATCTGTATACTTTTCACCAATGAATTTATATGGGTCCATCATTCTAAACTTACCCACACCGTGTTTATCTGATGGAATTGCTAAAATTTTAATTTTCGACATTAAACATTACTATTATATGTTATAATATAACGAATAAAATCGAAAAAACAAAATTACTTTGATTTATTTACTCCTGTAATTTTTCCTTTGAAAACAGAATCACCAACTTTTAAAACTAAATTTTCGTTGATAGATTGTGTTTGTTGTGCGGTTAAAATTTGATTTAATTTTTCATCCATAACTTTTCTTACTGTGTTTTCAATAAGAACCGCAATTGCATTCATATCTATATTCGAATTAACTACTTGTCTTTGAGGTTGTGATTTTTTTGTCTGTACACCTTCTTGTTCCATCAATCTTTTGGCACCTTTTACGAAGTCCATATCTAAACTATCGTTAAGTGAAATCTGTGGAATAGGATTTTCCATCATTGCTTTTTTAATTGCATCAGGTAGTTTTGAATTTTGTATTTTATCAACCGATGGTGCACCTGCAACTCTTGTTGGTGATTGTTGTGGGGTTTCAGAATTAATTAATTCAGCGGGATCTGATAGCAAAATTGATTCATCAATATGACCTCTTTCATAATTTCCACCGTCAACTTTATTCATAACTTTTTTAGCTTGAACTAATTTACTCATTAAATCATTTGATGATATTGTTCCTTTACCTTGTGACATGTTAATAAATATTTTTCTATAATATAATTTATTTTAAGAAAACATTAAACGTTTAATTTTTCTTAAACTTTCTTGTAGATTTTTATCTTCTTCCTCACCTTCAGGATTTTTAGATGGTTTTTCCTCAGGTTTTGGTTCTGGCAATTCTTCCTTTTCAGGTTCTGATGTTTCAGGTTCCTTTTGAATTGGTTCCGGTTTAACCTCAGGTTTTGGTTGTGGTAACTCTTGTTTTTCTGGTTCAGGTGACACCTCAGGTTTAGTAACTGTAGTTGTTGGTTTTTCAGGTGTGACTGTCGGTTCAGTCGGTTTTGGTGTTGGTTGAACCGGTTTCTTTTCTTTTTTAACCTTAGGTTGTTTAGTCCAATCTGAAGTTACATAAGTAACTGACATTGAATTATCACTACCCTCTTTATATTGTGGTCTTTTAGAGTCAAATGTTTCATCACTAATTTCAACATTACTCATTCTCGATAAAATGAAAGTTCTCCATCCAGTTTTATTAAAACCTTTTTTTGAAACTGAAGGTGGTTGAACATATGCTCTCATAATAAGATTACCTCTTTTACTTAATCCAAGTGCGACAGCTTCAGCATCAATTCTTTTACCTGGTTTTACACTATCTTTTTTTGGTTTTCTAGGTCCTGAATAATAAAATGAAATCTTCTTCCTATTTTTGATTGCATCAACAATAGGTTTTGTTTTTGTTGTTTTGAGTATGTTTTGTTCTTCAAGAACTGTTAATATGACTTTATTTAAACTCATTAGAAATCAGGATATCTTTTTTTCTCACCAAATTTGTTAGATGCAATTAATTCAGTTCTTTTGTTGATGTCACTTAAAGAACCTATTTGACCATTATTTTCTCCTTTACCTCTTTCATCACCATCAGATATTGCATCAGGACTACCAAGTCCATAGAGATTACCACTATTAAATCTATTTCTAGCCAATAGTTCTGTTCTTGTATGAACATCTGTTAGTGAACCTACTTGACCGTCTAATTCACCTTTACCTTTTTCATCACCATCTGACTGTGCGTTTCTGTTGTTTGAATTATATAAATTCTTTGAATCATATGAATTACGTGTCAAATGTTCTTTTCTGAATTTTTCAGATAATTGTTCTAATTGAGTTGCCATATTATAACATTAATTTTTTAATTCTATTAACTTGTTCAAATAAACCAGTTAGTTTTATTGATGATATTGAGTTTAAATCTGAATTACTTTTAACCAAATTTAATGGTATTTTAAATCCAAATTTTTTTGTGTGTTTTTTCAAATGACTGTTTTTTCTATCACCTGTTAAACCTCCTATATCATCTGCTCTTTTTCTACTATCTTTTCTATTACTTATCAAATCTCTTTCCCCTTGTAAAAATTGTTTTGCCCATCTTTCCATTAACTCACCACCAGACAAGTCATACTTAACTCTATTATTAATTTTATCCATATTTTGTATGTCATGAATAATTCTTTTAAGTTGTCCGTATTTTACTTTTTTATCGTTTAATAGTTTTTTTGCTCTTTGGATACCATTCACATGTTCCCCATTAAGACCAACAACTGTATGGTTAATCTTATCTAATATATCTTGTGGTATATCAAATATCCTATGTTTTAATTCTTTATTCATCGTCTTTCAATCCTTTCATAATATGGTCGGGTTTTAAACCATAGGTCTTCATACTATTTTTTAATGATTTAAGTTGTTTTTTAACAATCGGATTTAATTCAACTTCTTCAATTTCTTCATCTTTTTTTACCAAATCAGAATCTTCATTCTTTTTTCTTAGTAAACTTTCAATATATTCTTCCATGAACTTTTTAGGGTTCTCAACTAATCTAACTTTATCGTCTGGTAATTTTTTGTCATATCCCATTTGCCCCAATCTGTCCTCTAATTCTTTTGGGTCTTCAATACCCAATTCATCTTCGAAATGTTTTTTTGCCTCATCATAATCGGCGTCTTTCATAATTGTGTCATCAGCACCTAATGCTTTTGACATATCAGACTCACCCCAATATCTTCTATAATTCTGAACACCTGTTGTTCCGTAAGAACCCATAGCACCTCTACCTGTTTTAACAACTTCATCAGTTGTACTATTTGATGTTACTCCTTTTGTTTCAATATTTGTAGGTTTTTTATTATTGGATATGTTTCCTTTTTTGTCAACCACTTCATCAACTTCAGTTTCTTCGTTTTCTACTTTTTCTGGTATTTTATCAAAATCAGTTTTATCAGAAAACTCTTTGGCCCATTTAGACCATTGTTTCCCTTTTTTTCCACCTTTACCCGCTTGAGCGTAAAAATATCTTTGTTGTGCTTTTGAAGCGAATTTCTCTTCAATTACTTGTTTTATAAATTTATTCATTAAAACACTTTTTATATAAATATCAAATCTTCTGAAAGATATTTATACAAATATGACCAGACAGAATATTTTGAAATATTATGGTTCAAAATTGGATTTGAAGTTAGATATTTCAGAAACTTACGATTTTGTGGTAGACAATAATGAATGGGTGGATTTGGTTTTAGATTTCTCTGAATTAAATGATTTCGTAGTTGATAAAACTGAGTGGGTCGATTTAGTTTTAGATTTTTCTGAAGAATATGATTTCCAACTAGATAACAGTCGTGAACCATTATTACCAATAATATATGAAAGCACAGTTAATTCAAATATTGAGTATGGTTGTGATTATACAATATTAACACAGGACGGATTTTCAATTCTTACCCAAAACGAAGAGTGTATTCAATACCAACATTAAAAATATATTTATCTTAAATGAACAATAAAAAAATTAACGAATTACCATTATACACGGGAGACACCACAGGTGCTTACTTTATAATGAATAATAGTGGTGAAACAACCACATATAAAGTAGTTCGTGAGACAATATTAGGTACATCACAAACTTCAGGAACATCTGGTACAAGTGGAACTAGTGGTACCTCAGGTTCAAATGGTTCTAATGGAACTTCAGGTTCCTCAGGTAGTTCAGGTTCAAATGGAAGTAGTGGTACTTCAGGAATATCCGGTTCTTCTGGTAGTTCAGGTACAAGTGGATTAAGTGGAAGTTCGGGTAGTTCAGGAACTAGTGGTCAAAACGGTACAAGCGGTACATCAGGTTCTAATGGTAGCTCAGGAACATCAGGAAGTAGTGGACAAGATGGATTAAACGGTACTAGTGGTACTTCGGGTTCTAACGGAAGTTCAGGTACATCGGGAAGTAACGGTTCTTCTGGTACAAGTGGATTATCAGGTTCAAATGGAAGTAGTGGAACATCTGGTTCATCGGGTATAAACGGAACATCCGGCACCTCAGGTATAGATGGAACAAGTGGTACGTCGGGTATTTCAGGAAGTAATGGTTCTTCAGGAACTAGCGGTTCTTCAGGAAATGGTACGAGTGGAACATCAGGAAGTTCAGGTATAGATGGAACATCAGGTACTAGTGGTAATAATGGAACGTCAGGTACCAGTGGTAGTTCGGGTGTGTCAGGAAGTAATGGTACTTCAGGAACATCAGGTGATAATGGTTCGAGCGGAACTTCAGGGTCATCAGGAAGTAGTGGTACATCAGGTGCGAATGGTTTAGTTGGTTCAAATGGTACATCGGGTACTAGCGGTTCATCCGGTACAAGTGGTATCAATGGTACAAACGGTACTTCAGGAACATCAGGATTAGGTTCGAGTGTAATTATTTCAGATTTTGAACCGACAGGTCAAACAACAGGTTCTTTATGGTTTAATAGTATTGAGGGTAGTACATACATTTTATATACAAACGAAGAGTGGGTACCTACAAATCCAACTTTATCAGGTACAAATGGTACATCTGGTACATCGGGTGTCGGAACAAGTGGTACTAGTGGTTCATCTGGTACCTCAGGAATAGACGGAACATCTGGAACTTCAGGTTCTAGTGGAACATCAGGTATTGGTAGTAATGGAACTTCTGGAACGTCAGGCTCTTCAGGTACAAGTGGTACATCAGGTGAGTCAGGTTCTTCAGGTACAAGCGGTGAAAGTGGGTCTAGTGGTACATCAGGTGTTGATGGGACATCTGGCACTTCGGGTATAGATGGGACTTCTGGAACTAGTGGTATTGATGGTACATCAGGTACTAGCGGACAATCTGGTACTTCCGGTACAAGTGGAAGTTCGGGTACAAGTGGTGCTGCGGGTTCTAGTGGTGCTGGTATCGCAAATTGGGCGGCACAATATTCAGACACCACAAATCAATTGATAGGTGAAAACTCCGCAACTATTATATCAGGAAACACTATAGATTATCAATATGGTATAACATTAGTTGATGGAAATAAATTCACAGTTCCATATGATGGTCAGTACGAATTTGGATTTTCAGCACAAGTTGAAAAAACACAAGGAGGGACTTCTACAGACGTTTCCTTTTGGATAGCAATAAATGGAGTACCTGTAACAGGAACTACCTCCACAATAACATTAGTATCAAATAGTGCATATCAATTACCGTTTGTTCCATATATTTTGGATTTAAATGCGGGTGACTACGTACAACTATACGCGTCTGCCGACCAAAACCACGTACAATTAACAGCAATTGATGTACAAACAACACCTACGAGGCCATCATCACCGTCAGTTATTATTCTATTAAAACAAGTTGGTGTTGCTGTAGGTAGTAGTTCAGGAACCTCTGGTACAAGTGGAACGTCAGGTTCAACTGGTACTAGTGGTACTTCAGGTACAAGTCCAAGTAGATTATATCAATTAAGTGATGTTAATGATAATATTACTGGTTCCTTGGACCAATATCTTTTAACATATAATAGTGGTAGTGATAGTTGGTATGCAGCACCAGGTGCAACATTAAAAGGAACAATAAGATTATTTGTTGCGACCGATAGAAGTTTAGCATCTGCGTTTTATTTTACATCTATGACAAGATTATCGGATGATGATTCGGCACCTAACTATAGAACGGCGTTCATGGCAACAACAAACTTATTGAGTAAAGTAACAGTTTATTTAAGACAAGACGCCGCTGGTCCTAATAATGTGGTTGTTGGAGTTGCAAAAAATGCCGATGGTGTTGCCTTTTCAAGTGCAACATTAATTACTTCATCTTCAGTTTCATTAACCGCAAATACAGTTGGAACTTGGGTATTCTCAGGATTAACAATAAATCAATTTGATTCCTTACACATTTATTGTGACCCAACAAATGTACCAGGTAAAATATTTGGAAACGTAATAATTGAATAAAAATATAAATTAATAAATGGCATTAAATTTTCCATCTTCACCAATATCAGGTCAAACATATCAAAGCGGTAGTTCACCGTATTATATTTTCAATGGAAATTATTGGGAGATAGATAGGTCATATGTGGTGAATGGTACTTCGGGTACATCTGGAACTAGTGGTATAAATGGTACATCGGGTACTAGTGGAACTTCAGGAAACGGAACAAGTGGGACTTCTGGTACATCAGGTACTTCTGGTTCAAGTGGTTCATCAGGTTCATCAGGAACAAGTCCATCAGGAGTTGCAACAACTACTTTAAGTCCCTCATATATTTTTGCTTCGAACAATGCAAATCAGGGTAGTGTCGGTAACGGTACTGCTGTAATTTTCCAAACGACTAATGCATCAAATGGTTCTTTAATTACAAAAGGTTCAAATACTCAAGTAACATTAACATCAGGTAATACCTATAAACTAGAAGCAATTATTAGAAGATTTGAATCAAGTTCTAGTTGGGGTACTTTTAGATGGTACGATGTAACAAATAGTACATACGTTGGTGTGGAAGCGTTTGGTGAAGCGGTAACAAGTGGAACTCAAGTTTCTTCAACAATAGTCGCAACTCATTATGTAACACCTTCGGTAAATACCACATATGAATTAAGACAAACTACAAATAATACAATTACAGTCAATGGTGGATACGCTAGTTATGAAATTACACAATTAACTCCAACCGTAACTGTTAATAATGGTACATCTGGAACTAGTGGTACTTCAGGAACAAGTGGTAGTAGTGGTTCAAGTGGTTTAGTAGATTATATAGGATTAATTACAACTGGTTCAATTTCAACAACACAAAATATTACGGGTTCAGTAATAGTAAGTGGTTCATTGAATATAATAACAACATCAGCATTACAAATTGGAACTGGTAGTGGGGATGAGGGTGGAGAAATTCTATTAGCAAAATCAATTACAAATAACTCACTTACAGGTAGTGGTATTACAATTGATTCTTATCAAAATAGATTAAGAATTTTTGAACAGGGTGGAAACGCTAGAGGTGGATATTTTGATTTGACTACTTTAGGAAATGGTGTATCAACAAATCTTGCACCAACTCTTTATTTACTTGAAGCATACGCAAATGTTACTTATACCTTACCGGGTTCATTTACTGAAGACCCTTGTAGATATAGTGTTGTGAATAATACGGTTAATGTATCAAGTAGTTGGTTTAATACTTCAACTTATACATTTACTCCGCAGAAGGCTGGTTATTGGGAAATTACTGCAGCCTATGATGTATATAGATTAAACAATGTTGAAGCGGCTATGGCAATTAAGAAAAATAATGGAATTGTTGTTACTGCTGGTGCTTTTGGTGTAGTGGCCCAACAGGTAACAAAAATTGTGTATCTAAATGGTTCAACTGATTTCATAAACGTTGTAAATGTTGGTGGAGCGGCTAATTCAAGATCGCAATACGAAGGAAGGTCTTGGTTTCAGGCAAGATGGGTAGGTGAATAAACAATAAAATGATTTCAATAGAAAGATTATACTAATATTTATAAAGAATGGCAACAACATATATTTTAGAATCAGGGGACCCTTACATAAGAAAAAGAACAGAAAAAGGATGGACATTAGATTTTGTTTTTAATAGAGACGGAATTGATTGGTCTGGTGGAACAACTTTTTACTATTGGGGAATCAGTGGTGAAACAGAACAAGAAAATTATGCTGATAATAATTTGTCATTTTCTTTTACTGATGATGGAAGAGTGTTGTGGGAATCAATCCATTACAAAAAATTAAGTTGTGATGATAATCCGATTTACTACACGGCAACAGGACAAACATCTGTAATGTGTTCAGGTGGAACGTCAAATGATTTTAATTTAACAATTGTTTTTGAAAGATATAAAGATTTAGAAGGATGTGATTTGTGTAATTTCGGTGGAACAAATGATTTGATTACAGGAAAAACAATGACCGTAGGTCAATTAGATTGGTTAACAGGTGCAACAGAAGTTTACACAATTGTTGAACAGTTAAGTGAAAAATGGTATGAAAATAGAGATTCAAGATTAGGAGTTTTAAAAATATATTTGAACGGACAAAAATTATATACTTTAGAAAATTGGGAAGAAATTATTCCTTCGCAAAGAGAAAGTGAAAATGATTTAGTTCAAATATTTGGTGGTGGTACAGTCGAATCTGGAGATATTCATGAAGGTGAAACACAATTTGATTTATTACAATACAATTATTATGAATATCCTTTCACACATTTACAGATAAAGGACAATTATAAAACAAATATAAAACCTAATTTTAGTATTACTGAATGTGGTGGTGATTGTGTTGACAATTTAATCGGATTAGGTGTATCAACGTCTACACCGACACCAACACCAACAATGACTGTAACACCAACTTCAACTCCCACATTTTTACCTACTACGGCACCTACCACAACCCCAACACCTTTACCTACATCTACACCAACACCGGAACCAACTTCAACTCCCACATTTTTACCGACCGCGGTTCCAACAAGTACACCTACACCAATACCTACTGACACCCCAACACCGGAACCAACATCTACACCAACATTTTTTCCAACTTTACCTCCTACTAGTACACCAACACCTACACCGTAGTTGATTTTTTTGTTAATTTATATAGTCATTAAATAAAAAATAACTATTTATAGTTGTAACAAAGATTTAATGGCAACTATAATCCCAATCGCGTATAACACAGGTAGTACAATTTCAGGAACCGAACAAATCGGTGATTTAGCAATAGGTACAACGGCACAAGATTATTCAAATAATATTGGTGGAGTTAAATGGTGGGCATCTCCCGATTTAGATTTACAATATATCATTGGTTATGTCGATTTGAGTGGAACACACCCGAATCCAATTTCTTTTGTCCCATGTCACATTGGATTTTGGGGTTCAGGTGATTTAACAGAAAATTCATTTATTAATTTATGTAATTTTCAATTTAATCAAAGTTTTAGTACAGGTAATGACGCAAAAGTTTGGTTGAATAGTAATGGGTATTGGACCAACTTCGCAATGGGAGTTACACCTTTACCAACATCAACTCCAACATTAACACCCGCACCAACAAGTACTCCAACACCAGAACCTACTAGTACTCCAACATTAGAACCAACCAGTACTCCTACACCAACACCAACAAGTGTTATTGGAGATAGTTTATTACAAGAAAATGGAGATGATTTATTACAAGAAAATGGAAATAACATATTATTAGATTTAGTTGGATACCCATTCAATTTGGTTGAATTACCATATACATTCCCATCATCAGGAAACACAATCATTAACAATATTGGTGGAATTAACACTGGAGATACCAATCCAAATGTTTTTGATGACGGTAGTCGTGGACTTTATTGGAATGATATAGATAGTGATGGTGTAGACAGATCAAGTTATTTTTCACAATTTACAGGTCAAAGTGTTACAATAACAATGACACAAGGTTCTAGTACCGTCATTTATTCAGGAGACACAAATTCACTTAAATATTGGGTATCATCGTCCCCAACAAATACAGGGTTTGTATTTGGTAAAGGGGTTGGTGTACCACCATCAAACACACCTTCAGGAGATACTGTTTTAATTCAATCAGGTACAACATGGACTATAGGTCAACCTGTTTATATTAGTGTTACAATTAATGTATAGAATTAAATAATCAAAACAATAAAACTATTTATATAAAAGAAAAACAAACACAAAATGGCAGATCAAAAAATTTCACAGTTAAATGAACTTACCAGTCCATTATCTGGAGATACATTACCTATAGTTAACAATGGTGAAACCAAAAAAATAACTGTAGATAATTTATTAAGTGGTAGTAATGTAAGAGACCAATTTATATCAACACATACAACTGATGGATTGAACATAAAACTTGGTTCTAATGGTGCGTGGATTGGAGATGGTGGAGTATTAGATACCGTACAAATTACTGGAATTTTGAATCCTGAACAGGGTTATATTAGATTTGGTAGTGGTAGTGTAAGTCCAAGAATTGGTCATACAAGTGAAGATGCGAATACATTAACTGTTGAAGGATTTTTAAGAGTTAACGACCCTGTTTTAATTGGTTCCGGTTCTTTAGTTTCAGGTAACCCTGAAATGATACGTGTATATAGTTCAGGTAGTTACAACATTGCAAACTTTTTAGGTAATACTGAAACTTATTCACAAATAAATGTAAAAAATAATAGTTCGGCTGCTGGAGCGAGTTCTGATATTGTTGCAACCGCAGACAATGGTGACGAAAATTTACATTATGTGAATATGGGTATTAATTCAAGTGGATTTGATACACCGTTTTCTATTGGATATCAAAACGATGCATATGTT